ATGAGATTGATTGGACTGGGCGGGAAGTATATCTCGGTCTGGATCTCTCCATAAGCACGGACAATACTTGTGTGGCGATGGTCGCAATGGATGAAGACGGGAAGATACTGGCAATGACGCATACCTTTATACCGGAGGGACGGATAGAGGAAAAAGACCGGGAAGAGAAGTTAAGATACGAAGACTTCATAGAGGCCGGCATTTGTACCGCGTGCGGAGACAAAACGATAGACTACGGCACGGTTGAAAAGTACATCACGGACATCGAGGAGACCTACGGGGTGACCGTGATGTCCGTCGGATACGACGTATACAACGCGATAAGTACGGCGCAGAAACTCTCGGATAAATACAGTATGGTTCAGATTAAACAGCACAGCAGTGTCTTACATGCGCCGACAAAGTTCCTGAAAGAGCACATCCTCGAAGGCAAATTCGCGTATACGGACAACAGAATTTTGGAGATCAATTTTCAGAACGCCGTATGCGACAGGGACGCTAATCTCAATGCATACATACACAAAAAAAAGTCCAGGTCGCGCGTTGACTCGGTTATCGCTCTGATAGACGCCGTTTACCTTCTTCAGCAGGAGGAGCTTAACGAAGACGCCGGGTTCGTGATCCAGACGTAAACTAAAACCCCCTTGCAAAACACATATTAAAGATGGAGCCGACAGAGGCTCCTCTTTTTTATGCGGAAAAGGGGGTTGGGTTTATGGCAAACAGCCAGTTACATGTGGCAAAGACAGCAAAGAACGATGAATTTTATACTCAATATGAAGACATTGAGGCGGAAATGAACGCATATGTGGAATATAACAAAGATGTGTTCCGTGGAAAGACCATTCTCTGCCCGTGTGATGATCCGAACAGAAGTGCCTTTACGGAATACTTCCTTGAGAAGATTCGCAGGAACACTCTCGGTATCAGAAAAATCATATGTACGAGTTATGCGAAAAGCTATCTGACTCAGAACCCGACCGAAACGGAAAAAGCATCCTCTTCGTTCGATGCGGAAAAGCATTATACTCACGGCCGTATTTTTGTCATAGACGAAAGTATGGATCTTCCGAAAAATGTAAGAGAGCTTCCGTGGGAATATTTGAAAGGCGATGGAGACTTCAGGAGTGAAGAGGTAACGAAACTCAGAGACGAAGCGGATATTATCATTACGAACCCGCCGTTTAGTTTGTTTAGAGAGTTCCTTGCATGGATTATAGATGCAGAAAAACAATTCATCATTATCGGAAATCAAAATGCAATAACGTATAAAGAAGTATTCCCGCTCATAAAAAATAATCACATCTGGCTTGGATCCAATACAGGAGGATCGAGAAAAGGTAATTCCATGCTGTTTATTGTTCCGTTGAATTACGAAAATCAGTATGTTGAAGAGAAAAACGGGAAACATTTGATGCAGACCTCTGGGAAATGGTTCACAAATATAGATCATGGAAAAAGGCATGAACCTCTCCAGCTTATGACCATGGCTGACAATCTGAAATACAACAAAAAACTCCGTAAGAAACTGGAGAAAGATTACGGTAAAATCGAATACCCGCATTACGACAATTACGATGCGATTGAAGTTCCCATGACAGAGGCAATTCCTTCCGATTACGACGGTGTTATGGGGGTTCCGATTACATTTCTTGATAAATATTGCCCGGAACAGTTCGAAATTGTTGCGTTCCGTAAAGGCGATGACGGTAAGGATCTCGTGTTTACGAGAGAGCGGGAAAAGGAATTCAACAACGCTTTTGCATCAATGGATTGTAAAAAAAAACGAGTTCAACCGTACTTTCGTATCCTTGTTCGACAGGTGTCCCGGGTTTGATGAACAATCCTAAAGACACGAAAGTAAACGGGAAAAGCACATATGCACGTATAACGATAAGGAGAAAAGAACATGCATAAAGAGCTTAGAACCGACATCACTGTCGGGGACATCTGCAAGGGCCGGGCCTTCTGCTCTCCGGGTAACTGATCCGTGGATACAAAGAGAGGTGGCGGAGGGGTTCGGCAGCAACCCACATACAAAAACAGAATAACGCCTATATAAAAGAAGAACCCCGGCTTTTCGCCGGGGCCTTCTTTTTAGAAAGGAGAGCACATATGAACAATGGGAGTTGTGTCATTTTAAAACATGCAGAAGGGTGAACAGCGCGTCCCGTTCCTCTTCGGACATCCGCCGTACACGGCGGACGAGCGCCTCTTCATCCTCCGACAGTGTCAGGGTAGAGACGGGAGCGGGCGGGGTTTCCTGCACAGGCGTTTCTTCCGGTTCCGTCCATTTCGTGACGTCTTCATCGAAAAGGTCAGACAGCTTTTCCATGACGTCTGTCTTCGGGAGGCTTATCGCATTTGCCCAGGACGATACCAGGGACGGATGGACTCCGACGGCGTCACTGAGAGCCTGTTGAGACATCCCGCGCGCTTTCAGAGCACGGCGGAAGCGCTTCGACCATACAAGGCGCGCCCGCATTTTCGGGGAGAGTTCATCCATTTTTTGTTCGTAAGCCAGGAGCCGGTCTGTCATGCCCGGGTCCCGTACGTATTCAATATGAAGATCATCTGTCTGTATATCCGTCGCCATAAGTGCGCCCTCCGCTTTTCTTCTCTTTGGGATTTCAGTATAACACAACAAAAATTTATTGACAACAGTTTTTTGGATTATTTTTTTGTGGTCAATTAAGAATTCCTTCATAAATAATATATTGATAATAAAGAAAATAACGCAAAAATGCGTTGACAAGCGCAAATATGCGAGTATACTTAAGCCAAGAACAAAAGAAAACTTGTTGGCAACAAAAAGAAAGGAGAAAGTCATTATGAGAAAGAAGGAGTACGAGGAGCTTAAAACGAAAGTCGCAGAGGTGGAACATCTTGTAGACCGCGCGGAGTACGTTAAATTCGCCTGGTTCTGGGGCGGAGGCAACGGGAACAGGAGTCAGAGAGAGTCGAGAGGGGAATACCTCAGTGCATCCGCGGAGTGGGAAGAGGGCGGACATAAATACAGCGCGGATCTGACGGTAACGCAGTCCAGAGCTAACACATTCGTCTACAGGGACTACTACAAGGACGGGAAGAAAACAAACCTCACGGCGATTAAGAACAGTCTCGCCCGCATGCAGAAGACACTGGACGAGGAGACGGAGAGGCGCGAAAAGCGCGAGGCACGGAAGCAGGCAAGGCTGGCGAAGCTGGCAGAGACGGCGCAGGCGGTCACAGACGCGGTAACGGGTGCGGAGCCGGAACCGGTCATGGCATGATGACGTGATTACCGGCGGCAGCTGCCGCCGGAAGGAGGGCACTCATGAGACCGCACAGAGAGATATATAAGGAAGTTGAATGGATTATGGCACAGCGGGCAGAGCCCGCAGAAAGGAGAAGAGGAATGACAAGAGCGGACATAACGGTCGAGACTTACGAAACCGGACGCGATGACTACATGATTGACATTGTCCGGACATACAGCGCGGAAGACGGGGCGGTATCATATGAGGCATGGATCTACAGAAGGAACGGAGCGATAAAGACGCACATTTTCGGGCTGGATGATGTGGACTACGCGGAATTCAGGGCTTACGTGGAGGAAATGATTTCGAAGACGGACGACCTCTCCATCATCATGGCGGACGGATCGTAAAGGAGGGACAGCATGAGAGACAAGACGACACTCAACGGAGTATGGGAAGAGGAAGGAGAACGGATGAAAAAGGCGGGTATTTTCGCAGACATTTATCTGACAGGGTACGAGGATTTTGCTGTAGAGATTGAGACGGAGACGAACGCGGACGGCGTGAATTACGGAGCCTGGATTTACAGACAGGGCATGGGGACAAAAAAATACATGTTCGGAGAGACCGGCACGCTGTCGTACAGAGAGTTTGTTTCCCTTGTGGAGGCAAATCTCCCGGACTACTACGACATATACGATGAGGAGGTGATTTGATGAAGAAAAGGGATATCATCCATATGGTTACATACGAGACAGGGCACGAAGATTTTCTGATTGATGCGATGGACAAGTACGAAAATACAGAGTGGGGACCTGAGCATGTATACGAGGCATGGCTCTACCGGGAAAGCACGGGGATGAAACAGATGATATACGGAGTGCTCGCCGAGAAGTACGGGACCTTCGAAGAGTTTTGTAAAGATTTGGAGGACGATGATTTCGACGAGTTTTACGGCCCGTATGACAGGAAGGTGAGGTGATATAATGCAGAAGTTTTCCCTGCGCGCAGCGCGCGCACAGGCGGGTCTCGGGAGCGCGGAGACCGCGAAGAGACTTGGCGTAGACCCGGGGACGATTTGGAGATGGGAGCGCGGGAAAATGAGCCCGCCCGCCGACATTGCGGAAAGGATGTGCAGACTTTACGGGTTGAGTTTTGAGGACATTGACTGGGGCAGGAAAGACGGAAAATAAAGAGCAGGGGCACACGCAGACGCCCCTGTTTTTTTTATTATTTCACGAATGAAGTTTTTTAAAAAAGTGGTCTGGAAAATACATATTAATAATGAGGGTTGTAAATCGGTTTTTTCTTTTTCTTATTCATCTCCTTTCTGTGGCGCCCCGTTGAATGGCAACAGCGGGGCGCTTTTTATTTACAAAAATGCCCTCGGAAAATGCATATTAAGTACAGGAAGAGAGTTTCTTCCGCGCATATTATTATCCTCCATACAGCCCCGCCGATAACTTCAGCGGGGTTTTTAACAGAAATGCATTCAGAAAATGCATATTAACTTTGATGGTGAGAGACCTCTGACTGTCTTTCTTTTCATCTATTTCTCCTTTTTTGAAGACCCCCGTCGGTCGCCATACCGTCGGGGGTTATAAAAAGATCAGAAATGTTAAATTTTTAACAGAGATACTTTCTGAAATCACATATTTCTTTTGATACAGATTTTCCCCGGAGGCACAGAATGGGACTTTTCTCAAGACGGAAAATTGAAGAGCGCGCCGATGAGACGGCAGTCACAACGCAGTCCGAGTCTACGATGACGGCGGACAGCGTGCTTTTGTCTGCCCTTCTTTCCCCGTCGATCATGACGAGAGAAAAGGCAGAGCAGATCCCCGCCGTCCAGGCGTGTCTGTCGCTGATATGCGGGACGATTTCGAGTCTCCCCGTCTATCTGTATAAACAGACGGAGACGGGGCGGGAGAGAGTCACGGACGACCGTGTGAGGCTCCTTAACGATGAGACGGGCGACACGCTGACGAGCGCGCAGATGTGGAGGGCGCTTCTTGAGGATTATTACCTTGGGCGCGGAGGATACGCGTTTATTCGTAAACGCGGGAACCGGGTAACCGCCCTTGTATATGTCCCGGACGAGAATATACAGATTCTTCGGAATGAAGACATTCTGAACCGCGACTACAGAATTGCGGTACAGGGGAAGACATACGAGGCGTTCCAGTTCTTAAAACTTCTGCGCAGGACACGGGACGGAATGAAGAGCACGCCGATTACAGAAACGAGTTCACTCCCGCTGTCCGTGGCATATTCCGAATTGAAGTATGAACAGTCACTTGCTTCCAAAGGCGGGGCTAAGAAGGGATTTCTTCAGAGCCCGAAGAGGCTGACTAAAGAGGCGATGGACGCGCTCCGAACGGGTTTCCGCAGGCTTTACAACAACGAAGATGAAAATGTTCTGGTATTGAACGAAGGCATTACTTTTAAGGAGTCCAGTTCAACATCTGTTGAAATGCAGTTGAACGAAAACAAACGGAGTAACGGGCAGGAAGTTTGTAAGATCTTCGGAATTCCGCAGACGATGGTTTCGGGAAATCCGTCAAGTGAGGATGTTAAAGCCTATAACCGCATGATCATGGCAGTGCTTTCTGATATAGAGTGCAGTCTGAACAGGGACCTGCTCTTAGAGGCGGAGAAAAAGAACGGGTATGAGTGGAAATTTGATACGGATTCCCTGACACGCGGAGACATCAAGACGAGATATGAAGCGTATCAGACGGGCCTTAACAGCAATTTCCTTCAGATAGACGATGTGAGACGCAAAGAGGGACTGGAACCGCTCGGATTCCGCTGGCTGAGACTCGGACTGGACAGCGTCCTGTATGACCCGGAGACGGGGAACATCTTCAATGCAAACATGAACCAGCTTACAAATCTGGAACATCCGATACAGACAGCAACACAGACACCGACAACACCTACAGGAGGTGAAGGAAATGGCACATGACAAAATCAAGTTAACCGCAGAGCAGAGAGCGGATGGCTGGCACATTTCGGGATATGTGACGGTCCCGGGCAGAGAGTCAAGACCCGTGCAGACACCGTCCGGAATAGTCCGGGAGGTAATCGGGCAGGGCGTCTTTGCAGACGCAATCGCGCGCGCCGACATTATTCGGCTTCTGGTAGACCATAATACCGACCGCGTGTATGCAACCACTCTTTCCGGGCTCTCCCTGTATGAGGACGCCGTGGGGGTTTTCGCGGACGCATACATTGACGACGAGGACCTGATCGATGCGATTAAAAACGGACGCGTGAAGGGCTGGTCTTTCGATATGTCCAATGTCGAGGACGAGGTGACGCCCGCGACCGATACAGAGCCCCTTCCGATAAGGCATGTCACAAAATTCGATATTTCGGAGATATCAATCATCATCGATATGATCCCCTACTACAGCTCATCTTCTATTGAAGTCAGAGCGGACGGGGGACAGAGCAACAGGGAATACCGCGGAACGGAAACCGAAACGGAAACCGTCACCGTGTTATCCAATACAGAAACCGACGACGGAGCAGAGGAGCGCGCTGATACCGAAGAGGAAGCGCCCGCTTATGACCTGTCGTCATACAAAAGCAGGCTGGAGAGCCTGAGAAAGTGAGGTAAAGCGAATGTTTAAGGCACTTATCGAAAAAAGGGCCAGCCTGGTCGACGAAATGAATAATCTCCTTGTGACGGCTGACACCGAAAAGAGGGCGATGACCGAAGAGGAGTCCACACGTTTTGATGAGCTGGAAGCTCAGATTAAGCAGGTGGATCTGACCATCGAAGCGGAGAAAAGGGCACGCGCGATGATGTCCCCCGACCCTGAGCAGGCGGAAGCCGAGCAGAGGGCAGAAGAGGATGTGGAGACGAAGGAGCGCAAAGCGTTCGAAACATACCTGCGCGGTATGGTCAACGGCGAAATGAGAGCGGAAAGCGCTCTTGTTGCAGGATCCAACGGCGCCGTCGTTCCGACGACAATTGCCGACAAGATCATCTCCAA